CGGGCAAATGGCTAAGGAATCAATTTCCTATGACAAAGCAGAATTGCGCGCAATCCTCAAATCTTTTAAAGCAATGGACGAAGAAGCAACCGCCCAGGCAAAAATACAAACGTCCAAACTTGCTGAGTACGTTCGCGACAAAATTGTTTCAGCAAGCGGTGGCGCGTCAAATAAAGTTGCGCCAAAAATTGCCCAGGGTTCAAAGGTTTCCAAGTCGTCAAAGATTGGTGAAATCTCTTTTGGTTTTGCCAGTCAAAAACTTAGCGGCGGCGGCACGACCCAGCAACTTTGGGGAGGCTATGAATTCGGTTCAAATAAATATAAGCAGTTTCCAGTCTGGTCAGGTCGCGAAGGTCGCGGTTCACGCGGTTGGTTTATTTATCCAACACTTCGAAGCGTCCAACCTGACATTGTTAAAAAATGGGAAGAATCATTTTCAAAGATAATTAAGGAGTACGACTAATGGCAGGCGGCAGTCGTACCCTCAAACTCTCAATTCTTGGCGACGTTGATGGTCTTAACAAATCGCTGACTACAGCTACAAAAGACGTCGATGGTTTTACCGACAAAATTGGCAAGGCAAGCAAAGCCATTGGTGCTGCATTTGCTGCGGCTGCCGTTGCTGCTGGTGCTTTTGCAATCAAACTTGGCGTGGACGGCGTAAAGGCTGCATTGGAAGATGAGAAAGCCCAACGAATTCTTGCGCTGACTTTAGAAAATACGACCGGGGCAACAAAAAGACAGGTTGCAGCAATTGAAACTTATATAACAAAAACAGCCCTAGCCACTGGTGTGACTGACGATCAATTGCGTCCAGCGTTTGCGCGTTTAGTTAGATCAACAAAAGACACGGAAGACGCACAAAAGTTATTGAGTTTGGCACTTGACATCAGTGCAGCAACAGGCAAGCCGCTTGAAGCCGTCGCCAATTCATTAAGTAAAGGATACGACGGTAATACAAACGCCTTAGGTAAATTAGGTTTAGGCATTGACCAATCTATTTTAAAAACAAAAGACTTCAACAAAGTTTATGACAGTTTGCGAACCTCGTTTGATGGATTTTCAAAACAAGAATCAGTTTCATTTGAAGGTCAAATAAAGCGTGTCAACGTTGCATTTGACGAAGCAAAAGAAACAATTGGTTTTGCATTTTTGCCAATTCTTCAAACAGTACTTAATTTCATTAACAAATCAGCACTGCCAATACTTGACACATTCAGCAAAAGTTTTGATTTTATGAAGACTGACGCCTTTGCCAGTTCACTTACAAACATTGGCACGGTGTTAAAAAACACGGTGTTGCCTATCTTCAATGGCGCAAAAGACGTTTTCAATAATGTCAAAGACGCGATCATTGGTAGCAAAGATGAATTTGAATCTTTCTTTGACGTTGTTGCATATTTTGCACCGAAGATCGGCAAGGTCATTGGGGGCGCGCTTAGCGTTGTAGGTGAAATTGCAGGGCTTGTAATTACTATTTTTGGCAAGGTAATTAGTGCAATCAAGCCACTTATTAATCTTGCAATCGACGGAATCAACTTGGTTATTCGTGGGCTTAACTTAATTAAGCCAGGGGCAGACATTGCAAGCATTGGAAAAATTGGCGATCTGCCAGCGGTGGCAGGCTTTAGCGGCACAACGCCAGGCGGTCAAAGTTTTAACACAGGCACCGCGTCAACTGGTTCATCATCTTCAAGTGGTATGAAAATTCCAACGATTCCAAGCGCTGGTAGTGGTGGTTTGACTGGTGTTACCCCTGGTGTTAGCGGTGGCATATCAAGCGCAGCTAAAGCGGCAGCCGACGCGGATAATGGCTTAAATCTTGCAAGTTATCCTCGCGCTGGAAATTATGACCCAAGCGGTTTTCCAACTGGGCAAGCAGCAAGCACAACAATTAACGTGACAGTTAATGGCGCAATCGACAAAGAAGGCACAGCACGAACAATCATTAACACATTGAATGATTCATTCTATCGCGGCACAGGTGGCGCAGATAACCTGCAATTAGCATGACGCAATGGAATCCAGTTTGGCTAGTTGAAATTGACGGCGTTGAATACACCAACGCCATTTTGGCAAATCTGAACATTCAAAGCGGTCGAACAAACATTTATGAGCAGGCGCAAGCGGGTTACACAAACATTGAGTTGATCGACCTTAATCAAGCAACAATCCCAATTGCGATCAATTCAACAATTGGCGTTTCAGTCAAAGACACTTCAGGCACATTTGTACCAATCTTCGGCGGTAACGTTGTGGACATTGGTTTGACAGTGCGTGACGTGGGTTCGACTATGTTCACCCAGACCTATTCGATCACGGCATTGGGCGCATTGGCACGCCTGCCGAAAGCATTGACCAACGGCGTACTTTCAAAGGATTTTGACGGCGATCAAATCTACGAAATTCTTTCAAATTTATTGCTTAACACCTGGGCTGAAGTACCAGGGGCGTTGACTTGGGCAACCTACGACCCAACTGAAACATGGGCAAATGCCCAAAACATTGGATTGGGAGAAATTGATCGTCCAGGCGATTATGAACTGGCAGCCCGTACAAGCGACCGAACCGACGTCTACACCCTTGTTTCAGCCCTAGCGACCTCAGGGCTTGGCTACATATATGAAGACGCCCAAGGGCGCATTTCCTACGCTGACGCGACCCACCGCAGCCAATACCTTCAGTCAAACGGTTACGTCGAAATAACTGCCAACCAAGCCCGTGCGGCTGGGCTGCGTACCGATATTCGCGCGGGCGACGTGCGAAACAATTTGACTATTAAATACGGGGCGTCCAGCAGCAGCGATCAATCTGCCAGTGACACGGACTCAATCAATACTTATGGCACATTGTCTCAAATCATTTCGACAACCCTGCACAATTCAGCTGACGCGACTGCCCAAGCAAACTTTTACTTGGCACTTCGTAAAGACCCACAGCCAATCTTTAGTGAGATTACCTACGACCTGACAAATCCTGAAGTGGACAATTCTGACCGCGATAACCTGATCGGTGTCTTCATGGGCATGCCAGTTTCAATCGCTGATCTGCCTAGCAACATGGGGTCAATCTTCCAGGGCTTTGTCGAGGGCTGGTCTTTCCGTGCGGGATACAACACCCTTTCAGTTTCGCTTAATCTTTCGCCCGTTGCTTATTCGTTGCAGGCTTTGCAATGGGACGAAATTTCTAACACATTTACCTGGTCGGGCGTGTCGCCATTGCTTGACTGGGCGCGTGCGACAATTATCACTTAACAAAGGAGACTCCAATTACAAACCCGACGAGTAATTATTCGTTTCAAATGCCGACGGCGACCGATTTAGTTACGGATTTGCCCGCAGATTTTGAAGTTTTTGGTCAAGCCGTCGATACACGATTAAAGGCTTTGCAACCAGGCACAACGCTTGGCGATATTGTTTATTCGTCAGCAACTGCAAACACAAGCACACGTTTGCCAATTGGAACTACTGGACAAGTTTTATCGGTTGTCGCTGGCGTGCCAGCATGGCAGACTGGCACAACAGGTGACATAACTGCCGTAACTGCTGGCACAGGTATCACAGGCGGCGGAACTAGCGGCGACGTTACAATCACAAATTCAATGGCAACTGCAATCGACGCAAAAGGTGATTTAGTCGTTGGCACAGGTGCAGACACTTTTTCTCGTCTAGCCGTTGGCGCAAATAACACAATTCTTACAGCCGACTCAACCGCTGCCACAGGTCAGAAATGGTCAAATGCTGCAGCCTTAAATCAAATAAGTATCAATTCAGCCAGGACAACTGAAAAACTTGTTATTTCTTTTCCTGGTGCTGGCACAGATGGTTTTTACTTTAACAATGAGGAAGCCTCTGGCACTTCTCGTACTTACATTAACTTCCTTCGCGCAAGTGGTTCTTGTGGAAGTATTACTGGTACAAATAGCGCGGTAGCCTACAACACCAGTTCAGATTATCGTTTAAAAGAAAATGTAAACAAAATTGAAGGCGCAATTGATAAAGTAAATCTGTTAAATCCTGTCAATTTCAATTTTATTGTAGATAAAGATAATCCTGTAGACGGATTTATCGCTCACGAAATACAGGAAATAATTCCGAATGTCGTAAGTGGTGCTAAAGATGCAATTGACGCCGAAGGCAATCCTGTTTATCAAGGTGTTGATTATTCGAAACTTGTACCAATTTTAACGGCTGCGATTCAGGAGTTATCTGCAAAAGTTGCAGCGTTAGAAGCCGCGAAGTGACTTATCCTGACGGTACAAGCGCTCGCCTGATCGAAGTCGCCGCAGCTGAAATCGGCACAGTCGAACAAGGCGACAACCTGACAAAGTACGGCAAATTTACAAAGGCTGACGGACTGCCGTGGTGCGGTTCATTTGTCAATTGGTGCGCTGCACAGGCAGGAGTCAAGATTCATTCAGTGGTTGGTACTGCCATTGGCGCACATAAATTCAAGGAAACAAACCGCTGGTCAAACATGCCGCAATTGGGTTACTTGGCTTTCATGGATTTTCCACATGACGGCGTTGATCGTATTTCACATATTGGAATTGTTGTTGGATTGATTGACGACAAGACCTGCATGCTGATCGAGGGCAATACCAGCGGAACAGGCGACCAGCGCAATGGCGGCATGGTCATGGTAAAGGTTCGAAAGATCGGGACTGAAATTGTTGGGTTTGGAATTCCTAAATTTGTCCCTTACAAGGGCGAATTCCCAACAGTAGAAATGCCAAAATCGGGAGTCAAACCGACAAAGGAGAAAACAAAATGGACAAAGCAAAAGCCGTAGCAGCCTCATGGGCGCGTTCATTCATGGCAGCAGCCCTAGCCTTATACATGGCGGGCGTAACAGACCCTAAGACCCTTGCAATGGCAGGTGTGGCAGCAGTAGCGCCCGTCATCTTGCGTTGGTTAAATCCGCAAGACAAAAATTTTGGCGTTACGGGGCAATGACACCAAACGAATGGGCGGCAGTTGGTGGTCTAGTCCTTTCAACACTGGCTGCCGTCTATACGGCAATGCGCTTCATTGTTAAATCAATCATGCGCGAACTTTTGCCAAACGGCGGAAATTCCCTCAAAGATCAGGTCAACAGAATCGAAAAACGCCTGGACTCATTGGTTGATAAATTGATCGGCGACACGCCGTAAGACACGCAAGGTTCTTGACGGCGCGTTGATCGTGCTTCACCCTATGTCTAGGTGGTAGTCCTTATCACCAAGAATCGGGAGAATTCAAAATGGTACTTGATCTATTAGACCCAGCAACATTGGGTCGTTTAAGCATGCTGGTCATTTTGCTAGTTATGGCAGCAGCAGTCGGATACGCAAAAGGCTTCAAAGACGGCAAGCGCGAAGGCTTGGCACGTCGTAAGGCAATCAGCCGACACATTGCAAACAAGGCGGTGAAGTAATGGGGTTCTTGGATAACTACGAGGCTTCACGCGAACGCTTAGAACGCTGGATTAAGACTTACCCAACGGGTCGCATTGAAACGCGCATTGTCGAATTTAGTGCTGAGAAGGGTTACGTCTTAGTCGAAGCAAAAGCCTTTCGCAATGACACTGACGTCAACCCAGCAGGAATCGATTACGCACACGGTTACGTTGGTGCATACCAACAAAATATGCGTCGTTGGTATGTAGAAGATACGACTACGAGCGCAATTATGCGCGTGCAGCAATTGGTTATGGGCGGTGCTGAGAGAAGCACAAAAGAGATCATGGAACAGGTCGAACGCACACCCGCCAAGATCGCTAACAAAGACACAACAGACTATTGGACGACAAAGTTTGGTGAGGTGCCAAGTTACAAATCAGCTGCCGAAGCCGAGCAAGCAGGTATCCCGTCGTTTGGTTCAAGCATTGACGAGATCGCAAGCCAACTAGGCGGTGAGTTAATTAAGGAAGCACCGCAGTGCCGTCATGGACACCGCGTTTGGCGAACAGGAAACAGTGCCAAAACGGGCAAGGATTGGGCTAACTATTCATGCGTAGGCAAGAAGCCTGACCAGTGCGAACCATTGTGGTACGTCTTTACAAGCGATGGCACATGGAAGCCACAATTATGACAAAACAGCGTTTAATTCGAATTCTCGTTATAAGTGAAATTCTATTTATTTCATTCTTGTTGTGGTGGTCGTTTAAATGAGCGAGTACATGGAGATAATCAACCCGCAAACCATGATTGGCAAACTGCTTAAAAACGGTGAAGTCGTTGAGGAATACAAAATGGAGCAGTGCGACAAATGCTCAATTCTTACGCGCCTGGACGCTTTCGGTTATCAAAAGGGTTTTGGCAATGAGAAGGTTATTTGGTTTTGCATTGGTTGCCGATGAAGATGGAATTAACGCACGACGAGCAAATGGTCTGCATGCTTGCGGCGGTCAAATTAACGGCTGAATCGACTAAGGGAATGGATAACCCACAACGGTATCAAAAGGGTTTGGCTACATTTGAGTACCTGGTCGAATCTGCTGAAGCAATTGGCAGTGAATGGGTTGTAGCAAAATACTTCAATCTTCCGTTTGACCCATACGAAAACAAATTCAAGGTAAAGGCTGACGTCGGCAATGCGATTGAAGTACGTTGGACTAAGTACGTTGCCGGGCAGCTGATAATTCACGAATACGACAGACCAAACGACATAGCCGTGTTGGTCACGGGTCAAGCACCGCATTACTTCATTGCGGGTTGGATACCCATTGCAATGGCACAAAGACCCAAGTATCGCCACAGCAAGCAACCTAATTGGTGGGTCACACAAATCAACCTTCAACCGATTGAGAATCTACGGAGAAGCAACTATGGACACAGTGCAATTTGAATGTCGCAAATGCAAGAAGGTAACGAA